ACTGCGCCAGCAATGCAGCCGGTGTGCCGTATTCATTTAGTGTTTGTGTATTTGTTAACAATCCTTGATTGGCAATATCAGTGGCCAGTCTGCCCAATGCGCCGGGGCTATCATCCACTAGGCTTGCAATGTTATTGCTTACCAAGTTGCTCATGTTTGTAAATGTAGGGCCCAAATACGTTGCGGCGTTGCGTGTGCTGTTGATCAACGAATTGGTGGTGGTGATGTACCCTTGCATTGCCATGAATCCTTGACAAAATTTTCCAAGGTCTCTAGTGTCATTGTAGATGCCTAGATATGCATTACCAGTTTGTTGTACCAAGTCAGCAAATCCGTATGGATCCAATGTGGAAGCATCGCTTTGAGTAGGCAGGTATTCTTGAGTCAAGTAAGGAAAATTTGCCAATGGCAGTGCAGGAATGGCATCGCCTAGTGCTGGAATTGTGCTGGCACCAATACTCAACAACAAATCTAGTGTGCTTTGAGTTTTGAATGTCTGAGCTTGGTAATAGTTTACTGCGGCCAACCAATTCACTATCACTGTTTTACCATTGAATGTAGCAATTGCTGTGGTCAGTGCTGTTGGTAAACTTTTGACGCCTTGATTGTTCATCAATCCGGCAGCAGCGTTTATTTCTAATGGAGTTAATACACCATTGGCCATTATCCTGCCCTTACATCGCCACTGCCACCGGCTCGAGCATGACCACAAGTGTCTGCATCTCCAGTTAGGCTTACTGCTATTCCACCAGCTCGTACTGTGCCCGAACCGCCTGCGGTTGAGGGTCCGCAATGTATGCCAGGACATCCTCTTCGTCCACAACAAGGATGGGCGCTGACACCTTGCCCAGTTGTGGCAATTGGTCTTCCGTTTATGCGTACCGAACCAATACCCGATGTAATCACACCGCCTGCTCCGTTTGCATCACCCACTCGTTGTATTCCTGGCATGTTATCCTACTAAGATTTTCTTTTCTGGCACCTTTATGCCTGTAGTTGCTTCGATGTATTTCATACGCACATTTTCATCCGTCAATGAATGAATAGCAACACAGCTCATATTTAGCCGGGGATTTTTGTCAGGATCTGCGGTAAACATACTCGGCACAAGTCCCATGCCTTGTGGACCTGGGGCCACGCTTACAGGATCCTGTAAGATAGCATAGCCCGACTCCATGTCCACAAGTTTGGCAATCATTTCTTCGCCAGAGTTCAGTTTGAATGTGTAAACTTTTCCAATTTCCATTATTTGCTTTCTGTTAGTTTTGTTCTGAGTTCGGTGAACCCGCCTACCAGTTGATCATCTAAAAAGATCTGTGGTACTGTACGAGCATTTGGTACTGCTTCTAGTAGTTGTTCTCGTGTCCAACCATGCATAATATTGCGTTCTTCAAATTCAATGTTACGTGATTTCAACAACGCCTTGGCTTGGTCGCAGTAGGGGCATTGGTCTTTTGACCATACAATTGCTTTCATTTTATTTTCCTTCTTTTGATTTGTCGTAAGTCTTGGCAAAGATATCTGTTTTTACAACACCGTAGTCACCAGGACCATGTCGAACAATGTAGTCATTGCCACGAGTGTATTCTAAGTTGCCCCATGATGCTCGAACAACACCGTCATGGTCACAGGATACCGTTCGCCCTTGGGTCCTGTAATAATCTTAAAACCAACTGTGTAGGCAACAGGACCTTCGAGGGTTTCTATAGTTCCGTTGTCTGTGGCAGTTTCATACTTGATAGGTGTTGGATGCTTGTAGGTTTCAAATCCACCTTGTTGGAACCATTCGTCGTTGATCATAGGTTTGGTAACTCGTCGTAGTCAATGGCATCGCCCATCACGCCAATAACATAATTGGTTGATTCATTTTCCTGCAAGGCAGTTTGCTTCTTGCTGGTGTCCACATGCTTGTTGAACCATGGAATGGGTGTGGAGCGTGGTGCTGGTTCTAGATACTTGATGCCAATTTCTTTCAAGGCATTGGCTGCTGTGTAATCTACAAAGTCTTTTAAGATTTGTGCGTTAAGGCCAATCACTGGTCCCTTGTTGAACAAGTAATCAGCCCACTCTTTTTCTTCACGGATCACATCCAGGTACAGTTGATACACTTCTGCTTCACATTCTTGTTTGGCTTGAGCAAAGCGAGGGTCTTCTTTCACCACTTGATTGATGATCCACCCTGTCCATTCCTTGTGCAGGATTTCATCTTGCAGGATCAACTGAATGATGTTGCCATTGCCAATGAAGATGCGATTTTCTACCATGGCCAAACTGGTAGCAAAGCTAACCATAAAGCGGAATGCCTCCAATGCGTAACTGGCATTGAGAGCCAACCAAATTGCTTTAACGTGGCCGTGATCTTTGACAGGAACTTCTAGTTCTTTTTCGCAGTTGACCATGTGCAAGTGATCGTAATACTTGCCCACGCTTGACGCCATGTCCACAATCTCTTTGGTGTCGTGGATGGTGTTGAACACATCCTTGGGCACATTGTAGATGTTGCGAATGATGTGACTGTAACTGCGTGAATGAATATTGGTTTCAAAGAAACTCCAGTTGTACATCAATGCTTCTAATTCTGGAATACTAATTACAGGAGTAAACACCTGTGCTGGACCACGGCCTTGCAATGAGTCTAGTGCTGTTTGGCGCAATAAATTTGCAGTAAAGATATGCTTGACTGTGTCTGACGCTTCTTTGAAGTCATTGGCATCTTTGCTTAGACTAATCTCTTCTGGAACCCAAAAGAAACCGCGAGCTTCTTGTTCGTACTTGGCCAGTTTGTTGTATTTGACTTCTTCAAATCGCTGAATGGTTACAGGACCTGCAGGATCCAGAAACATCTTGCGATGCAGGTAATCTGTTTTGGTTGATAAGTTGTATTGTGCTTGACTCATTTTGTTATTTTCCTGTTATTCATTTTTTTCTTCTATGGTATAAAACCAATCATCTCCAGCTGACCACTTGCGTGTGCCATCCACTGTAAAAATAGTCTGTGCAGCCTTAAAGTCTGGAAACTTAACATTACCTGAAATTAAACTTTGGTCGTACCACAAACATCGGTTGTTGGGTTGGCAAGCAAACTGACCGTTTTCCAATCTAATAAAGTTGAAACTTTTGTGCTCTTCGGCAACCTCAGTAAAGCCTGTGTCCACGTCCATACCATCTGCACAAAAGTCCACAGTGAACAAATAAGTTCCGTGGTGCCATTCCTTGTCTTTACCCAGAAACTTTACACCTAGATTACGCAGGCCTATTTTTTCAATGATAGTAAAACGATAGCCCATACAGTCCCAAAGTTGCAAGGTGTCTATAGGCAGCTGGCCTGTGTGATTTTCTTGCCACACATAAGCATGGATGGGCAGTTTGTCATACAGTGCTCCGTAGTTGGGCAACAAGGACTCGATACGAAACACCTGCCCACGTAGTGCTTTAAGGCTAACCCATATTGCGGGTTCTAATTCTCCGTGACCTTTTTCAAAGTTGTAGAGAAATTCTCTTTTGACAAAGCATTTGATCGGTGGAAGAGATCCTACAATGTAGCTCATTTAGTATTTTCCCGATGCAAGAACTATCTTACAAATGTGTTCTAATCTTTCAATGTGCTCATAAGCACGCCATGGAGTGACATCAATGGCCACAACTCCGTGACCTTTGATTCCCACAATATCAAATTTGATATTGCCTGCTGAATCCAATCCTAAATTACGGTGACATGCATCAGCAAGTTCTTGGCTGATAGGTGCTACATCTCCCACATTGGGTGCTACTTTAGTGTATCGATTGAGTTCTGGAAATGAATCACTAATAGTGCTCAGATCAATACCGGCATGCATGGCCGCAATACAATAGGTTGGATGAACATGAACAACAACTCTAACATCATTGCTGTGTTGACCCATTTCCATTTGTAGGCCAAAGTGCAGGGGAATTTCACCGCTGGGCTTGAGGTTGGCACTGATGTCAGTATAGTGATCTTCTTGCCAGAATTTTGTTAAAAACGGAGGAATTGGATTGATATGATCAACTAATTTAATTTTTTTAAACTGATCAGGTTGTAGCGTTTGCTTGCGCACACCTGATGGTGTGATATAAAAGTGATCACGGTCGTGATGACGAATAGAGATGTTGCCATCTCTACTGGTTATCCAATTGCGTTTGTACGCATCTACTAATATATCACAACAGGTTTCTAGCATTTTAATTGTTCCAGTGAGTATGTAATTAGCCCAGTTTTTACACTGTGCTCAACAACTAAATTTGTTTGTGGGTTTGATAAAATTATAGGGTTTTCTCCTGGCCCCCAATGTCCGGTATCCAAATACAATCGATCATTGTCTTGTGCCATACCCATGCGCGGCACGATCAACACAGTTTTGTCACGCCAGTGTTCAGTAGGCACCGTTAACACAAAATGTTCACGATCATCACGGCACTGTGTAACATAACTAGCAACCACAGAACCAGCTTGAACTGCTCGCATGTATGGTATCCAGTTCCACACTGTGCTAACTTGTCGATCAAACTGCATGATGCCCGGGGTCAGATGTAGCAACGGCATAGGATCATATGTACAATCAGCAGTTTCACAAATAAGTTCATTTACAGTTTGAACAAATTTATGATCCACATCTACTCCCGGGGCAAAAACTCTATTGGTTTGTTCTTGTACTCCAATGCCTTGCGCAAATGTGTCAGGAATAACCAGTGCCCACAGCTCTAAAAAATATTCTCCAGGTAAGAAAATAGATTTGTTGTCTTGAGGCAAGCTATTCCACAAACCTTCCCACCATAAATTACCATTCACAGTTTCTGTAAATGTAACTGGTGTGGGTCGATAACTGTTGTCATAACGCTCATTGATAAGTTCTATCTTGTTGTCTAAACCAAGGCGTTGTATGATTTCACGTCCCAGCAGATATCTATCATGATCAATTTCAAATGCCCTAACATGATCTGCACCATGCTTTAATGCCAACATTGACAACAGGCCTGTGCCAAATCCAATGTCAGTGCAACGTTGGTTGGCAACATAACGAGCAAGAATTCTGTCGTAGAATTGGTTACGCATGAAGTCGTTGATCATGCCTAGATTCACACCATCATGGTTGAACCAATCAATCCTACTCAAAAAACTCATTACCAGTGCCTTATTGTATTTGCTATGATGAACCCACAGGTCACAACATGTATTATAACCCAAAAGGTCTTGAAGAACAAGGCCAATCGGGCTTCTCGCAAGGTTAAAATGGGCACATCAGGACGGTCATCGTCTGTGTGCCCCATTAGGTGGCCTGTGGCTCTAGCCCAAACTTTTTCTAGGCTGTTCATTCTTTTCCTCTGAAATTGTTAATAAACCAAGCATTGAAAATATTTTAGCGTAAACATATCCAATATCAACTTCAAACCACCTATGTCTATAATTAGGTCTATATGGCATATTATGGTGATTGTTGTGAAGCTCTTCGCCGCCTAGTAGGATTCCAATTGGAAACAAATTCTTTGATTTGTCATTTAAATTTTTATGTCCAGCATAGTCAAACCCAAATTTATGAAAAGCATAGTTGCCAATGAATACACCTAGCCAATTTTTAGTTAATAAATGTAATACCAATGATAATACTGCTCCAAGATATCCAAACAAAATGCCTGCAACTAGATGTTGCACCCAGGGACCTGCAAACCTATATTTTTCATGCAATGTTTTTTGCATCCAGTCATCTGGTGTTTGAATGTCAGGACAATACTTTTTAACTTCATCCTGGTCAGCCTTCCACGGTTGACACATTTGTTTAAGTGTTAGATGATGTGGGCTCTGATCGTCATTTTTTGTATCGCTGGTTGCATGATGTTTACGATGTCTACTGGTGTAAGTCTCTGCCCAATTTGGCCCCAACGTGCCAGAAATCCATAACACAATTCTAAAAAAATATCCCAATGGGTTAGATATTAAAAAATGTCTGTGTGCAACAGATCTATGAACATAGATAGAAAAACACGTGGTAAAAATATGCAGTTGTACCAGCCAAAAAATCCAAAAATATTGCAACTCAAACATTTGATAACTTAAAGTTTACACGCTTCACAATCTTCTTCAAGATCAAAATCAATAATCTCAAGAGGTTCTTCCACTTTCATTTTGCTACCAGCTTTGTTGATAAGACTGTAGTAGAATGTTTTGATACCCCAATGATGTGCTTGCATTAGATTGCGAGCAATCAGTGTGGTAGGTACTTTTCTATCAGGCCAGTGTGCTGGGTTATAAAACGTATTGGTCGAAATTGACTGGTCAATATAAGCAGCCAAAACCGCTGCTGTTTTTAGATATCCGTCACAGTCTTTTTGTGCCCACATCAGTTGATATTTGTTTTTCAACTTGTGATACTCGGGTACAACTTGTGTCAATGATCCAGCCTTGCTTTCTTTAACTGAGATCAGGCTCATGGGCATTTCAATGCCGTTGGTTGAGTTAATTACAACTGAACTTGATTCCACAGGCGCCACTGCCATAAGTGTGGCATTGCGTACCCCGTGAGCTTTCATCTGTTCACGCAAGGGTTCCCAGTCTAGTTCTGGTGCAAAATTCGCAAGTTCGTTAACTCCGTTAGCTCGTCGTTCCCACGGAAACACACCACGACCATACCAGGTGCGGTCCGAATCTTTGCAACGGCCACGTTCTTTAGCAAGCTCAACTGTGGCTTCTGTGAGATAATAGGCTTGGTGCTCCATCCAAGATTTGACTTCGGCCAAAGCATCTGTATCACCGTATAGGAGGCCGCGCTTGGCATGCCAGTAAGCCAAGTTAGTAATACCGATGCCAAGCGGCTGGATTTCGTCATTTGATAATTTTGATTGGATCGATAGGAAGTCTTGGTAGTCAAGGATATTACACAAGGATCTCTGCAGAATTCTACAAGCTCTGCGCATGTCTTCAGGATTCCGGAATGCACCCCAGTTAATACTTCCAAGCGTACAGAGCGCGATTCGCCCATCAGCGTCATCCAGGCGCTTAAACGGTTTAGTTGGTAAGAGAATTTCACAGCAAAGGTTACTCTGACTAGATAGATACGACCAGTGTCTGTTCGTTCTTTAAGTATGCCTGATTTGAACACCTCTTCAGCAGACATAGTTTTTGTCCGGAGGTCAGATCTAGCTTCATATTTGACATAAAGATCTTCAAAAAGGTTAATGTCTTTGTAGAATGCCTCGTAAAGTTCCGGTACTTCGTTAGGGTCAAAAAACGTGATGTTTTGTTTGTGTTTAAATCTACGCCAGAAAAAAGCAGAAAGCACCACCCCGTAGTCCATGTGTCGGACACGGGTTTCTTCGGTTCCTTGATTGTTCTTGAGCACAATAAGATCATCGAATTGATGATGCCAGATGGGATAAAAAACAGTGGCACTTGCATTTCGAATACCTCCTTGTGAACATGACCGTAAATCACCAAACCATTTTTTCAGGAATGGTATCATGCCTGTGTGCATGATCTCACCACCACGAATGGGTGAGCCCAATGGACGTAGACGTCCTATCTCCAGGCCAATACCAGCACGTTTGCTGGCATACTTGGCCATCATTTCTCCTGAAGCAAAGATGCTATCAAGATCATCATCTGAACGAATAAGCACACAACTACTAAATTGCTTAGTTGGAGTACCAAGGCCGGCCAGAACAGGAGTTGCAAGAGTAAAGAGCCCATCGCTAGCCGCGTTGTAGTATTCTTTAATATAACGCATCCTAGCTGTGTTAGGTTCTTCTTTGTGAAACACTGTGGCAGCGGCCACCATGTATCTAACTTGCGGAGTTTCATAAATTTCCTTTGTGGAGCGATTGCGTACCAAATATTTTTCAATCAATTGCTCAATGGCTGCATATGAATATTGTTCATCCTTAGCATGATCAATTATGTCGTTCATGCGGTTCCAGTCATCCTCTGAGTACCATTCCAACAGTTCAGGAGTGTACAAGCCGGTGGCTACATTGCGTTTCACAATCTCATACAAGTGTGGAGGCTGATAAGAACCATAGACATCTTTGCGCAACATAGAGAGCCGTTGTTTGCCTGCCACATGTTGATAGTTGGTATGGCCCACATCAGGGTTTTGCTCTACATCAATGAGATCTACTATGGCTCGCAGTGTAATGCCATCAATTTCTTTGGTAGTAATACCATCATAAAAGTGTAGCTGTGTGCGTATCTCTATCATGCTTTGACTTACGTCTGCTATGCCTGCGCATACTTTGGCAATTTGCGTTTGCCACTTTTCCAAAGCCAATGGCTCTCGGGTGCCATCTCTTTTAAGAACTGTAATTATTTTCATTTTTTAACCAATTTTTTGTTGTATTTGTTGCTGACTAACACGGTGCCGAGGGTTTTCTGGTCCTGGAGTGATATTTACGATTGTGTCCTTGTCCCAATTCAGTATATATTTCTTTTGAGGCGCATGGACTAAATTGTCACTACCATGATCGGCTAACCAGCATTTTTGCAAGTCTTCACGATCAATTATTGTTATAGTATACAGGATTCCTAGCCCACGAGCAAGCCCACAGAACAAATTGTCATCTAATAGTTGCCAGGGATCAGGCCAATTGTCACGATCGTCCCAGTGTAAATGATAAGGAATCCAAGGAGTAGAAAACCACCATTGATTAATGGTGGTCAAGGCTGATTCAACATCAGCAGTGGCAGCTTGATTTCTCAGTGCGTTCCAAGACTCAAGCCTATCAGCAAAAGTTCTAGGCCACATCAAATGCCAAAGTTTGCTACAGAATACCTAATTGAAGCATTTGCACCAGTACTGGTACAAGTGTAACCCACTGAAAGTTCGGTGCCGCTGTCTGCTGGTGTAAGTGTTACACCAGTTGAGCCATTTTCTGTAAAGTTGTCAACATAACTGAAACCAGTGGTGGTAGCAGCTTGACCACCTGTTACTGTGATTGTGCCTCTGCGTCTGGTGTCAGATCTAGTGATCACATAATCAAAACTAAATGAAGTGATAGCAGTTTTATCAATCACCACAAGATTGCCGCTGCCATTGTCTACCAGTGTGTCTGATATTCCTGCTGATCGTTTCAGCGTTCCAAGATCCAGGCTCATTCCAACGTTAGTGGTGGTTGCTTGCGATTGATAAAACACCATGTCTCGAGTGTTCTGACTCATTGCAATGGAGTTTGTGGTAGCAAGACTGATTCTAGGATAGGTGCCGCTTTGACTGTCATTGCGCTGAAACAAGTCGCCAACAGAAATATTGTTGTTGGCATCAATGCTGATGATAGGCGCTGCTGGTAGTGAAGCGCCATTGAAGTGATTGGCCACATCATAAAACACATTGTAACCAGTAGCATTCAAACTGCATTCTTGAATGATGATACCTTCGCCGTAGATATTATCAAACACATTATGCAACACCTTGAATCCGCTTGGCCCACCATCTACTGGTGTGGCACTGCCCAACACCACACCCTGATATAGCACATCAAACCATCCGTTGCTGACAGTTACTCCGGCAGTTTGATGGTCAGTGTTAATACCATAAGTCATGCCAGTGAATTTACATTTGTCCATGGTAATTTCTGTGCAAGGCAATGCAGTAGTTGAACTGAACAAAACACCGCTTACGTCTTCCACAGCATCTTGCAACTGCACTGTGGTAAGATTGCTGGCAAAGGTCACATTGTCCATACTGACTTTTTGAGCCTTTTCAATCAAACACACATTATGACTGCCTGACTCGGTGGTCTGGAATGACATGCTGGACACTTCAATGTTTTGTGGAGGGCTTGCGCCACCCACTCCAATGTTGACTCCAGTTTGTTGTTGACTATCGGCAGTTCTAACAACCAGTTCTGGCAGTGTGGTAGATTCCCAGTAACTTGCGTTGGATAACAAAATACCAGTGGCAGGCACTGCGGCAATACTACGGTAGTAACTGCCTGAACTTTTGACCAACACACCATCGGCATAGGCAGTGTTGGCAGCCCAAGTTTGCACAGTAAAATAAATAATACTGGAATCAGCGCCTTCGCCGTACAGTTTGGCCCAGGGCGGAATCAGTATGGTGTCTGTGACAATGTACGTGCCAGCTGGGAAAAACAAACTTCGGCGTATTTGTGTGTTGTTTTGCACACAGAACAATTGGAACAGTGCTCGGTTGATAGCATCAGTGTCATCAGTGCTGCCGTCGCCTGTGGCGCCAAAGTCCGTGACAACAGCGTAACTGTCCAGTCTGCTTTGTATGCTTTGGCTGACAGGATCGCCAGACGTAGCGCCTGTTTGCACTGTATAGCCAGCGGCTGCGCCTTGATAGGTATACGCAGTGGTAAAACTGAGAATGTCTGAGAACTCTGTAAGAACTTCGGTATTTCCCACTATTGGAGCACCGTCAGCAATTGAGCCGTTACCAATGTAGAGTTTGCGCTGATCAATTGCCCAGCCAAATTCGGCTCCAGCTAAGGGTTGAGGCAGGTCTGTCTCGAGTCCGGTTCGTTGGGTTATTCTAGATACTTGTACTATTGCCACAGTGTGATTCCTTGAGGTATCACATATTTAGCATGTAGTACTGTTCGACCTTTTTCCACCAGATGGTGCGATATTTTTCAAATTCCGCACCTTCCAGCACAAATTCCTGATATTTGGGCTGTCCTACAATATTGTGTTGCTCATCTAGATCAGGCTTAACACACATCAAAACTACGCCTTTTCGGATACGTGTGCCATGTATTTCGTTATGAGCTTCTGCGTATGCGCACAACTGAACAAAGTAATCGTCAATCCATTCACGCTTTTTGGGCTTGTTAGTTTGCTTGTAGTCTAGGATGGATTCTTCATTTAAATGAATACCTGCACCGTCTGTTGTGCCTGCATACACGCCGGGAAAGTACAAGGGTACTTCAATACCCCAAAATTCCGTAACATTGACCAGGCCTTTATTGACAACTTCTTCTGCCATAATATGGCTAGGCCAACTGAATGGATTTGATCCACGAGCAGGTATAGCACCTTCTCGAATGTACTTTTCAAGATAGGTATGCATTCTAGTGCCGCGATTGGCAGCTTCAGTAGTAATAGCTTGTGCTCGTTCTGCGCCTACTGCACGCCGCCAGTTGTGCAAGGCAGCCTTGCTTTCTTCACTTTTGGTTCGGTCTAATATGGTAGTTACGCTAGGTAATTTGTTGCCATCTGGCGTGGCGTAAAATCGTTTGCCGTCTACAGTAACTCTGGGTATAGGTTGATAGTTAAATTTTGGATTGTACATTATGATAAACAACTTGCAATGTGTTGATACAGTGATGTTGGCCACTTTGCAAACAATGACACTCGCGGATTGTGTTCAGTAAGGCTGTTTTCAGCGTATCCTACACCATGTAATTTGTTTATGTTCAACAAAGTTGGATGTGGATAGATTTCAACTTGATCAACATAAGAAAATGTATCTGGCGGTGGCGTGGCATTAACACCTTTTTTAAATCTATCAGCATGTGCTGGCTGTATTCTAGTTATTGAAAAAAAATTCACCGTGCTGTGACTGGCTGCTAATTCTGCCTGACAATATTCAGGTAGATTCACAATACTTGCCGGAGTCTCGCATGGTGGCCAAGATGGATCTTTGATATTGGCATAGTGTTCTTGCCAAAGTTTTATGTCTTCTGAAAATTCGTAGAACTGAGTAAAACAGTTCTTGTGATTGTCTACTGGAAAAATCAAACTGGTTGTTTTTGTTATATCCACATGCACAGGAATCATACTACCGCCACAAACAATCTGAAGCCTAATTATCGGTTGATCGTCAAACTCTGTTAAAAATGTCCATTGAGATCGAATTTCTTGTTCAATCTCAGCAGGTAACTCAAAGTTAAACATAGTTCCTATTAACTCATTTTTAGGTCCATAAAACGATTGATACTGGGATCGTAAATCTTCTGGAACTCCCATACTTGTATTATACTCTAAATCATGCCAATTTAAATTTTCATAAATGTCTTTTTTAGCCATGCGTTGCCAAGGAAGGTTTTTTACCGCGGCCACAATGTCATTTGACAAACTGATGTTTGGCAATGTTTGATAGTAAAAAGATCTCATACTCTAAAACTTTCTCCGCAGCCGCAGCGATCGCGTTCATTGGGATTGAGGAATTCAAAACCTTCATTAAGGCCCTGTCGCACATAGTCTACAGTGACGCCTCTAAGATACACTTCATTTTTCTTATCAACCAATACCACAAAATCTGCTTGGGCATAGTTGATGTCTGATTCTGAAGGCGTATACTCTTGCACGTATTCTAACACATACGCTAGGCCTGAGCAACCTGTAGTTTTTACCCCAAGACGAATGCCAGCATAGTTTTTGGCTTGCAGTAGTCTCTTTACTTTGGTATAGGCCTGATCAGTTATGGAGATCATGCTTTTTGCGATAATCTTCTACAGCAGCCTTTATAGCATCTTCAGCAAGAATAGAACAATGAATCTTGACTGGTGGCAGCGCGAGTTCTTCAGCAATCTCTGAATTTTTAAGAGCTGCCGCTTGGTCAAGCGTTCGTCCTTTAACCCACTCGGTAACAAGAGAGGATGAGGCAATCGCACTGCCGCATCCGTATGTTTTAAACCTTGCGTCTGTGATGATGCCATCTTGTACCTTGATTTGCAATTTCATTACGTCGCCGCAAGCAGGTGCGCCAACCATGCCAGTACCAATATCAGTATCACTCTTGTCAAAAGAGCCGACATTCCGGGGATTTTCATAATGATCAATAACTTTGTCTGAGTATGCCATGTTACATTCTTACCAATACTTCTTGATAGTATCCGTTGTGCAACACCAACTGCTTGCGATAAGGCACGCCGTCGATATAAACAACATCACTAGGGCTCTGAGACATCACTGGTGGTTGTTGCACTACCAGGGGTCTGGTGATAGCATAAACCACAACGCCTCCAACCACAGCAGGGGCCACCCATCCCCAACCTCCGCCATGATGGCGATGATGTGGTGTGTGTAATGCAGATCCGTGATATCCGTTAGGTCCAGCAAATGCGCTGGAGGTAACAAAAGTTAAAATGGTTAGAAGTCGTTTCATAGCAGCCTCCTTATGTAAGCAGTATACTGTATTTAACGCCTTGTGTCAACCAATGGTTGACTGTTACATTGGACGTTTCATGGCCGATTTGGCCATTTTGTCTACCACTTGTTGTGCTTGAGGAACTGACATTTTGGGTTGTACCGTTTGTTCAGCACCGCCTTTGAACACAATGGGATCAGTTGAGCCGGGTTGGATGGGTTCTAACACATTGCTCAGTGGAGGCTGTCCAACTAGATCCATAATGTTTCTTTGATTGACAGGTACGTCAAGACTTTGTGCAATAGAGATAAAAGCATCTTGACTGATTTGTTTTTGACTGTTGGTGTCGTCTGCACGACCATTAAGAAAATCTACTAGGCCCAGAAGTTTGTCTGGGTCAGGTGTTGCACCAGCAAAGGTATCAACTTCAAAGATTTTCATTATCTACGGCCACGACCCAGTGCGCCTGCTGTGCCCACCGGCTCTTCAGCAGGAGCGGCCATGTCAGCACCTGCATCGGTAGCAGCAGCATCAAGATCAGCACCTACATCGGCACCCATGTCAGCGCCAGCGGCCATGTCAGCACCCATGTCAGCGCCAAGTTCGGCACCTAAGTCTGCACCAGCTGTGCTGGGTGCGGCTTGGCCAGTTACCACGCCAAGTGCTTGATCAAGTTGTTGTTTGGCACCTTGTAGATTTTGCACTAGGCCAGTGAGTGCGGCTGTGGCGTCTGCGTTGAATTGCGAAGCTTGGTCAATGCCTACTTGATTCTTGATTGAATCAACTAGAGCAGGCAGTTCTTTAAATTGCATTTCGCTGGCATCTTCCAACATTGATTGCATTTTGTCAACCATGTCTTGTGCAGCCAACACCACTTGAGCTTGTTGCACTTCAGATTCTTTCAACATGCGATAAGCATTGCGCAAGCGGCTTTCGGCTTTCATCAATGCTGCACCTGCAACAAGTTTTTGTTCATCGGGATTCAATGTTTGACCTGCGGCACTCTTTTTAAGAGCAGCAGCCAACTTAGGATCTTTTACTTGTGCGGCTGGTTGAACAGCGCCAGCAGTTGGTTGAGCACCAGGCACTGGAACATCCATCTCTTTAAGACGTGTGGCCAAGGCCTGTTCCATCATCATGAGTTTGAGATAAGTTGGATTGCGTTCGCTGGTGTGGCGTGCCATTGAGCCTTTGTGCTCACCAAGCAGGCCTTGCACCTTGCGAAGCATTTGACGAGTTTGACCAGCGTTGAGACGTTCAACGCTGATGCGTGAGCCAAAATAACTTTCAAACGTCTTGGTAATCAGACGAGTTTTTTTAGGTGTGGCTAGTTCTTGCAGTTTCATTTGAGAATCCTCTAAGTTGTATATATTTAGCCGAAGATATACATTTTTCAAGTTCGGCTGTGACAGCAGAATTTAGAGAAACTTTGGGTTCAAGTTTGGTTTTCACCATTTCTCTAAATTCTGCAGATCTACTGAGTTTGCCTAGACCACTGCGACAAGCAATGTCATTGTCTAAGAATTGTTTTTTAAAGTCCAACACTTTGATCTGTTGCGATAATGAAGCTTGGTTGTTTTTATCGGCAATGCACCAAGAAATTGCTGATCGTTTGCTGCCAAAGGATCCCACAAAGTTTGCATAATGCCAAACATTAAACACTTGCTGCTCTGGTGTGATGTGATATTTTCCAAACACCACCCATCCACCTGAGTTGTCATCCAAAATCATTTTGTCAATGCTGTGGCGCAGTTCACGCTCGGCCCAGCGTTCAAGTTTTTGTTCTCGAGTCATTTGAGTACGTAGTGCGAGACCAGCCAGCCAACTGTGCCGGCTAAAAATGTTATGATTCCCACGCCCCAGGAAATCAATTGATTGTTGCGTTTTTCAGACATGGCATGCACAATTTCATGCACTTCTTTGACCACTGCCTTGACATCGTCGATGTCTTTTTGCACTGAACTGATTTGCAGTTCCAGTGCTTTGTATCGCTCGGCACACAGTTCAACGTGGGCTTCGAGACTTTTCTTTTCAATATCAGTGGTGTCTGCCATAATCAGTTATTTACCGTTTCAAACCAAATGTTCTGGTCAGGGCGCAGTACTGTTTCTACAACTTCCTGCTCGTCTAGCCCAGTTAGCATGGGCACTCCATTGCAGTCTTGGTGCAGTGCCGCAAAAGGATCATGATTTCCCGAAATACCAAATGTGCTTTCTGCTTCAACTTCAAAGCTAAAACTCCACACACCTTTGTCACAGCGCGGGGCCTGAATGCGCTCTGGTTGGCTGCGCAGACTGATTATTTGAATCAATGTTTCAAAGTTTCGCTGTTGATTTCTTGCTCTGTTCCAGTCATTGATGCTGTTGATTGCTTGACCAACTTGATCTTCAAAGGGAATTTGACCTATGCGAAAATGCCCAGTAATTCCAGTAGGCGAGCAGTCAAAGAGGGTTTTGCACATATACTTCATCGTGTGATATTTACGGCAAAAAAATACCCCGGAGTTTTTAATCCCGGGGTGGTTTAGAACAAGTCTAAAAATTAAGCAGACAGTTTGAAGCCGTTAGCTGTTGCGCTGTCCAACTGATAACCAGTGAAGGTAATGTTGGCAGCAGCCAATGCTGTAGCAGCGTTGGCAAAAGCGCCAGTTGGGTAGTAAGCAATTGACAAAGCAGTTGTGTCAACTTGATACATAGCTACTGTGCAAGTTTGTTGCAGAGCTTGAATAACGTTAGCAACGTATTCTTGCACGCCTGACTGTGTAGCCATGCTGTTGTTGGCAACAAAGCGAACAAAGTCCAGTTTAGGACCAGCTGGTTGAACTGTAGCAGTAGCGCCAGTAGTGCTTGTAGAAGCAGCGATAGGACCGTTTTGTACGTCTAGTGCAAATACAGGTTGTGCATCACCATTTACGGGGGTAAGATAAGCCATGATAAATTTCCTTTAAGTTAGTGGTCCTGGTGGACCTGCTTTTATTTAGTCTTTTGGCAAAAATTATGCCTGTTGCGGATTGTTTTGGGCACGATTTCTAGCAGTAAAATCAAAGCGATTGACTGCTTTGGCATAGCCTGCAGGCGTGGCCATTACCCAACCTTCGTGTCCAGGATCTTTCAAATCCAAATTACGTAGTATGTCTAGCTTTAGATCGTGTAACAGAATAAACAGGGTAAATGCAGCAGCCAGACCTTCTGTGTTTGATGCAGGGCTTTTTAGATATTCAATGATGTTGGCAAATTTTCTTGGGGTGACTTCGGATTGCAACCATTCACCAAACCCTGCCAACAAGTTGTCAAAGTTGCCTGATCCAATTCTAAAATTAATGTAGTCCACACACAGTTTGGCCAAGTCTGTGATTTGCATGGCTCGCAGTTCGCCAGGATTAAACAAGGTATCGATGGCAGCACCTTTACTGCGGCGTATTTGTTTGATTTGTTTGATCAAGGCAGTTTGTCCCTTAGATTGTGCAGCGTCTTGAGGTGTAATACCTTTGCCATAAATTGGCTCAATCAAAAACAATCCTGGTACTTCATTAAATGACACTCTGCTGAGTGGCTGCTTGGGTTCACCTTGATCAGCATACATTGTGTGCATGGCAATACCTGTGGTGCTGTTGCGAATTCTTTGTCCCAGGGCGCTCTTGGCGGGTATGCGATATTGCACTGTGTTGGGCTTGAACACAAGATTACCAGCTTCTTCTGTCCATGGCTGTTCGGGGTAGTACAACAAGTCGCCTTTGACATAGCCACGGAAGTTTGTGGGCACAGCCGCTTCTAACTGTGGCCAAAGGTCAGCATACAATTGTATCAACTTCGCACGTTCACCTTTGCGTGTGCTTTGTATCTGTGCCATCATTCGGGGACTAGTAGCAAGTCCATCGTAGCCTTTGGCGTCAAACCCTGACC